GCACACAATTTTAACATCTTACACATTCTATCTACTTGCGCTGGTGGATCTTCCTCAATAGTAGAGCCTTTCCAATATTTATACGCTCCGCCTAACAAATAATTAATCCAAGCCATAACCAAGTAACTTTCCAAATCTGATGCTACTGCCAACCTTATCTTACCTAATTCACTCTTGATAACAGTGTTGTTTTGCTGACTACGTTTGTTCTCTGATAATGTTACCAATTCTGCTATACTGTATACGTCTAAGATGAAATTTTTCCTTACTTTGATATGTCCTATTTCACCATCTGCTGTAACAAAATTTAATCTGCCTAAGGATGAAGATCCAGCTGTCAACCACTTTGCTTCTGATACGTATTGATGGAAAGTTAGAAATCGAACACCTATTAAAGGCATCTTTAATACTTTCTGAATCTGAGATTCAAAAGTTAAACCAGTTGGAATATCTTGTTTCATTCCTCCATTCGCCAGAGCATGTGTTTCTTCAGATAAATTGAACTTTTCATAAGGTAGATTTCTGTATCCCACTAAAGAAGCAGCTTCTATATATGTAAACCGATCAGGATTGAGATATTTCTTCGTTTTAATAGCGTTACTTACATATTTAGCGACTTCTGCAAAATGAGCAGTTCCGTTGGAAAAAGCTCCCAATTGTAACCAAGTAAACCACCATTGCATACCAAAAATTGACACTGCCCACAAAATGTTACACACACATATATAATCAAAATTACCACGTAACTCCTCCAAAATTGGTTTCAAATGTAATTTGATCGACTTCGCATGCCACCAAAAATCTGCAGCTCTAGAGCGCCGCAGACTCAGGTCTATCTTAGTTCGAGCTGGATACGCTAGTAAGAAATCTTCTTCTTTACCAGTAACTAACCAAACATCGAATTTGCCATTTCTATCTTGCTTACTTGTGACAGGGTATCCTTTAACTACATCAGACCATTTCACCTCATCCCTCAGGTCCGGATCAGCTAACAAGACACAATCTTTATTCAATAAAGAGCTAGACTTCACAATAGAAGATCTTTCAGCTAGTATTGTCTCGAAAACACAACGATCATCCTTTACTAACTGGCGAAACCAATCTACATTAAAACCCGGTATTAGCCTACTTAAGTGGGCTTCGATTTCGCCTCTTCCTTCCCGGAGCTCGAAGAGGCGGATGAGTTTAAAGCACTCTCAGTTGTTTCAACTTCGTTTATCATATTTGGATCATTATCGGTTTTGCCTCCTAATAGAACCAGAGGATCAGGTGAACTATCTGGCCACATAATAGTACGTACATTTATAGACGCTAACTTTGCCATTACTCGAGTCATCAGCAGATTATCTGCTGCTACAGATACGGATATAATAATATTAGCACCTGTTGTCGATATAATCGGTATCCAAGTAGTATTTGCCACTTCTAACGAGCTAAAGCAATAATTAGTTAATGTAAAGTCTGGAGTAATATATTGTTGACAGACTACACTCTCTGGGTCAGGACAAGAAACAATAGCACCATTTCTTACGTCTACTAGTCTACTACTGAAAGCATGGAATACTAAACGAGCATTGAATCTATCATAATCATTACTCACAGGTAGTTCATTTTCTCCTATAGTATATTGATTTCTCAGTTGAGTAAAAGGAGCAGATAAATCACCTCCACCTAATGAACTTATTATAACCGTACTATTTGTAAGGCCTGTTACTCGCTTGGGTGGAAAAGCTTGCATAGCAAAAGGCACTTTTAAAGCTATAGCGTACAACCAAGGATTAACTAAAAATTGTGGTACTGTGTTAAGCAGCATATTATCATGGTATGTTACAGCGACTAAACCACGTTGAGGTACATTCACATAATGGAAGATAGTTCTACCCATAGTATCACGCCTAGGCTGATATCCGATTAATGATTTCATCAAACTTATAAGAGTGGGAGCAGATGGTGCTATAGTATTAGCTCTATTTTTATCTGGTTTGCAAACTATACCATCATATGTATTTTTAAGTCTAGGAAAGGAACAATTACCATACATACTATCCCAACCACCCTTTGTCCAACCGACATAATAGTAGAACGTATTGGTAGTTAGACCAAAACATCGAGCTACATAGGAAGAAGAACGTAGTAAATCAGATGTAAAGAACGTATGACCTAGATCACCACTTGATCCAACAGTATCAGTAGTAGTGACACCTGTGATAATAGAAGAATACCACAATGGATCAATAGCCGGAATTATTATATCATTTGGAACAGCACTCTCAGATAATGGGAAAGCACCTGGGATAGAAGTCACTAGGAATCCCATAAAATTACATCTTTGTACAGAAATAGCACTATTTACACCATATCGCCAGGAAGCACCTACTACACAGCTCTGTAATGGCTTATAATTATTAGATAAAACACAACTCATTTGCATAGCTGTCCAATAGTCAGCATATCTACCAGTCACTCCAGCCATATACACTAAAAAACTAGATAGAGACGTAATATCCACACCTGTATCCACACCGTACCATGATCGGCAGTATTCAGCTAATGAATATTCACTTAAACCAAATGCACCTTCGAAACTAATACGAAATACACTATTTGCAGGATAATTAATAGTGGCTACTGAACCACTTGTAGGTTGTACTACTATATTTCGATTGGCTTCAGCTTGATTTACAGGTACACGGTCAGAGTTCACAGCGGGAATAACCATCCGGATAACAGGCATACCTGGAACAAAGACAGCTTCACTCAAAGGTGAAAATGACTGAACAAGACCATGTCCATTTGCAGAATCAAAAGTTTGAATATTCACACAGTGTAATACATGGGGGTAAGGGCAAAACATTGCGGTCGTAAAGAAAGCACTTAAAGATGGTTTGCCGGAATCAGTAATCTGAGCTGCGCCACAATGTAAGGCTATAGCCTGTATACGTGATATCGTAGGAATACTTGAATATGTTTGATGAAATGATATTATTCCCTTACCAGGTAACAGCCCACCAGGAGAGGGATATCCTTCACCAAAAGGAAAAACACTGTCGATACCACCTAAGCTTTCATTATTAAGAGGAAATGCAGCTACATCATTGACTGAAACATTTACCACAATAGCTGGATCTAATTTTGTCCATTGGTCATTCTTGCCACACTGTCCACCTAATGGCAATGACGTAGGGTCATGTTTCCAACTTGCAGTATGAGCCATCAAAAATAACTTCAGGAAACAACTTAACATACTGTCACCATCAACCGTCTTTTCGGTAGCAGCATATAAACTATACATTTCATCGGTTCTAAACCCTGTCTTTCCCACATCACCTGATCGAAGAGCGGCTCGTCCTATGGCATATTGATCTATAAGTGGAGCCACTAAACCTGTACCTTTCACTTTTATACTAGGCCATTTTTGCACTTTAACTCCAGTCCACTGCATAGGGTTAGTTGAATTTACCAGAACTGCACCAGCTCCATTGCGTACAGCTCTCGGATATAGATTTACTTCGGGATAGTCTAAAGTCTGTGAATTTACCTGTCCATTTGTTGCTGTACGTGTCGAGAATCGTAAGTGGTCAGATGCTAATGCTAACTGTGTTTGCAGACCGTTTGTACCTACTATACCAGACACTTGAGTCATAATAGCTTGGGGCGTAATTTGATTATCACCGGAAACAGAAGATATAATGTTAGATATTGAAACGCTTGATTCTATGTCTTTCATAGTCGTTGCTACTCCTAGACGTGTTATACTACTTGTAGAGGTTGAAGTCATACCAGGATTAGGTTCAATTCCTTCGGTAGTCAAATCCTTGATCCATTCGAATTCATCATTACCATCAGTACTCATCATATCTTTATTATGAGTCAAAGCATCACTACTTGATACTTTACTATCATCAAACGCACTCTCAATCGGAGGTTCACCTGTTATTTCAATATTCAAAGGTCTATCAGTATATTTTTCATACCAAGCGGGGAAAAACTTATGACCAGAATATTTAATCAAAGCATGAATATGGGGAATATAACCACCTAATTCATCAGCCATACTTAGATTATTAAGCCGACACTGTATCCACCATTCATATACTGGATATCTACCCATCTCAAAAGCACACTGTTTCCATACTTCTGCACAAAAGTGGAAGTCATGTCCGAGTTTACTCATCCATTCTGCAAACATCCTAGTATCGCGTAATTGTTTGACCTTTCTTGAAATCACGTTAGCATATTGCTCTAATTTAGGCAATGGTGCTTTTGACGACTCAGTTCGTTCACGTTGTACTTGTTGATCAGTATGTCTTACTTTTGGTCGAACTATTCCTGGACCTCGGAGCTTAGCATAATGTTTTACTGCTTCCTGTTCTCCATCTTCGAGAGACACATCCCAGTCTATATGTCGACGACCTTCATCGGAATCGTCTATTATAGATAATACCGCAAAACGATTGAAAGATACTCTATCTATTGTTAATAGATGCCTGATACCTACGTCGACCCTACCAGCTGTATTATCCCAATCTTCCTGTTTAGACTCATCAGAGGTACAAGTACTAGAAGATGAGCTAAATTCTGCTTTCAGGAGTTGAGTCGCACTGGAAGCAGATAACCATTTTGTCTTAGATGCAGCTCCTGGATTGGGTTCTATTCCTTCTTCAGTTAAATCTTTTTCCCAACCAGAGTTAACATTATTTAGATTATTACTAGAGAAAGGTTGAGACAAACGAGTATTAGGATACGAAGACGAAGAAGATGATGAACTTGAACTTGAACTAGATGACGTATTATTATAAGGATATGAAGTTATTATTTTTGAAGTTGGGGGTAAAGACCAAGAATATTGACTAGTCATACCACGCAACGTTGGTCCGTACGCTATATCTGCATTAGAAACAGGTACAATTGAATTTGCAACGTTTACAGGTAAAGGTGTTCCAGTACCAGTAACTTTAATAGTGGGGACAACTGTATTATCTAATTTAACAGTAGGAATAACAGTATTGTCTAATTTGACACTAGGTATAATAGTATTATCTAATTTTACAGATGGGATAGGAGACTGATTTAATGATACAGTACCTGAACCAATATTAAAAGTAGGTGTGACAGTAGGATCTAATTTGAACGTAGGTGTAATGAGACTGTCGGCAATAGAAAATTTCGGAGTGAAGAAAGAAGTATTTAACTCAAATTTTGGTAAAACACTGAAATCAGGTAGCGATCCGGTTATTGTGACAGAAGGTGTATTAACCACATTCACATCAGATGTTGTAGGTGAGCTATTTCGATATGTGACGTATGAGGTACGCAATAGAGTGTCTGCTGGATAAGGTACTGCTCTGGTATATAAAAGCCATAGTCGTAGACACTTACTTGCATCTGAAAATCCCTCAACAGAAAATTTCGTTTTCTGAGTATAAATTATCTTTTCAGGGATCAAAACGGTCCAAGGACACGTAAACATGACAAAATTGGTAGAAACAAAAGTATCTATCTGTAAAGTACCGTCTAATGCGGGGATAGTAATAATAAAATCAACTGGTGCCGTGGCACTATCATACACTAAAATCAACATCATTTTGATATTATTACCTTGAACGTGCTCAGTAGCATGAAAATTAACCTCATAATTGATTGTACTATATACTGCATCGCCATAATGTTGACAGAGTTGAAATTTAGAACATGTAGCATCGGCAAAAGTTAAAATATTATTTATAGCTATCTGGGGGCCACGAAATACTGGGAATTTGAGATTGAGTACTTTATTTGCTCCTTTTTGTACAATATGTGGGTTTGGTATTAAAGCTTTATCTTTATCCTTAGGTGATAATATATGTTGTTTGTCTTTTTGTTCTTCTATAATAGTATTCTCTAACCAAGTTAAAGCTTTAAAGGATACATATTCCTCAACACTACTCTTAGCTGAACCTGGGCCTGATTCGAAAGATTTATGTTTAGAACGACCATCAGATATTGTCACAGTCGATATCCAAATTGAACTATGCACTAAACCTCCTCCTTTTGTACTATATACTGGTGGAGTTAAATTATTTGTAGCACAGAAAGCTATCAAATTACTTTTAAAACTAACCTTACCATCCGGTTTAAAGGAATCTGCTTCAGACACAGCAGAACCAGTTCTAGACATACCAGGGTTAGGTTCTATCCCATCTCGAGTGAGGTCACGTAACCATTGGCCCAAACTAGTAATACGTAGAACACCTCTCATATCTCCTTGCCAGTCTAAGAAGCATACATCTATTAATTCTTTAACAGCCGTGAGCCATACATTAGATGCGCCAGGATTAGGTTCGATGCCCTCACGTAATAAGTCACGCTTTATTTCAGCATAACCAAAAGCAGTATGTAATAAAGCTAAAACAGCGTAATAATTAACATGATTATCAGCAGAACGACTTTTACCCCGTTGTGATGCTGCTTCTATTAGCTGAAATGATGTGACAAAATTACCAATACATGGGGTATTTATACCAGGTATTATCTTAGCTACCTTATATTGTTTACGAGTTGGTAGTATATTCGTTGATGTAAGCAAACCTGTATAATATATGTGCATAGCATTGAAATCGAAATCGTGTGCTAGATAACCGTCATGTAAGTGTACAACACGATCTTGAATAGGGAGAGGTATTGATTCAAATATTCCGGAACTACTTATTTGATTATTAGTATTTACAATAGTACGATGTAGATTAATTATCATATTATCGCTCAAATTTGGGTACATCGTACACCTAAACATTCGTACATATTGTAACGTAGCATCTTTTGACGTAGTGAATCTTATATGAGATGGAAGATGGTAAGCATCAACATATTTATTATTATACATATTGGGGGTTTGGACTTGTAAATTAGATTCGGGCAGGGGAGAAGTAGTAGATGAAGAGGAAGTAGTAGATGAGGATCCTTCTTGGTTTTTGTTTTGGCTGGTTCTGATATTCATTCGGCTGAAGACAGACACAGTGGTTTTTGTTTTTTTCTTTTTAGCGTACATAAGATTATGACAATAAAAGATAAAACAGATTATTAAGCAGATCCTGCTTTTTACGATTAGCCTCCGTGGTACCATCTTATTTCGTTCGTGATCAGTTAACTCCAATCATATGTTACACAAGAACTCAAGTTTAGAGTTCTTGCCACACACGACTGTTTACAAAAGGATGAATTAAAAGTTTCAATATCAAAACATTGATTTATTGCAATGTTACTAAACGACTCAACAGTAGTCACAGTAGACCAGTCTTCTGAGGGTACGGAAAAGAGCCGAAGAC